ATGTGTAGGACAAGGTGGGCTTGACCATATAAAATCAAACTCTTTGTAATGGTCTAATAAATACTGGTGTGCATCAGCTACTATTACTTTATCACCTGGGAATCGTTCTTGGTATAATCTTGCAAGTTCTTCATCCCTTTCTACAGCAGTTATATCGTGGTCATCTCCCCACTTATATCTATTACCTCCAAGACAAGCATATAAATTAAGTATTTTCATTTTGTAAAACTTTATTATACATATCCTCTGTGTAGAGTGCTAAGTCATCTATGTCTTTATTAGTAAGATACTTTATACGATGTTTAATTAAGATTCTTTTGTTTTCATTTCCCACGTCATCAATATCATTTATAATAATGTCTAACCACCTATCTATGTTCTTATTGTATAATTTATAAATATCATAGTTCCTAATTAAATGTAGTGCTGTGGCGTGGTGCATATTCTTTCCGTTCTCTTTAAAGAAGTTAGCTATTCTACTTAATCCTATTCCTAAATATTTTCTAAGCACAAAACAAACTAAAGACCTTGCTTCTACGTGTTCTCTTTGTCTTGTATTTTCAAACACATCTAAACCTGATAATTTATTTACTTGTTGTGCAATATATAAAGCTCTTTTTTCAGTTACTATACTCGATTGCTTTATAACATTTGATTCTTTCATAATAATAATAATTTAATTTTTAGTTCTCTTTGTATCTCCTGAAGCATACCCACGGCATCTTCTGTGTCTCCCATATCTATAGCATCTATTATAATGTCTATATCTTCTATTAGTTCTTTCAAAGCGTACCTGTCAATATGTAGTCATCTAATGCAGCTCCATTAATAAAGAATGTTTCAAATATATCTACTGCCTTCTCTACTTTTCTTTTACCTTCTAAATAAAATTCTTCTGAACAATCCCATACACCTAAATCTAAACTTCCTTTGTCCATTACTAGGAATTTGAATTCTTCATATCCCACCTTAAATAGTTCACAGTATAAATAGCATTGTACATCATATCCGTATTTCTTTGCAGCATATGGAAAACCTTTAATGTCTGTTGTAGTTTTTAAATCTACTATTCTACCTTTTCCCAGAACGTCTGCCTTACCTCTAAATGGATAACCACAAACATTGCCTATTGCAGGAACTTCAAAATCACAGTCAGTTATCATTTTAAGTGCGTGTTCGTTTCTAAAGAAAGCATCTGCTAATTTCTCAGCTTTATTCTTTTCTTGCATTGTAAATACTCTACCGTGTTCTTCCTTTGCTAATTTATATGCTTTTGTATTCTTACTAGCAACATCTACAAATATCTGTGCATTAAAAACCTGTGGTTCTAATATAGCTGTATGAAATAACCACCCATCTCTTAAAGGTTGTGTTTCTGGATTTCCATACTGAGTAACGTGCTTATAAGTTTTAGGACTTGACAATAGTAATTTAAGTGAGGAGCTACTTAATGCTAACTTATTAAGTTCTCCATAGTAGAAAGAATCATCATCCATTTTAGATAATAGTTCTTTGTGGTCATAGTTTTTACCGTCTAGTAGTTGTATCATTTTAATAGTTTTTCTGATTTTCTTGCTCTTTCTATAGCTCTTAGTTTATCTGATTCTGCTAATCTAATTTTAAAATCCATTATATGCAATTCGTTTAAAGCATTATTAGTGAACATATACATCTCATTTAAATTCTTTATAAGGTTTGATAATTCCTTAGTAGATTCTTTGTTCTTTTTTTTCTTGTCGTATGCTTTGATTAATGTTTGCCCTATATAATTGAAGTTTGCTTCGTATATCTGTCTTTGAAAAAGTGTCATTTTGTTTTAAGCTGTGCTGCACATACTGCCAATCTTTGATTTTGATTTGGATATTCTTTAATCATTACTTGGTCTGACATACAACGATTAATAAATTCGTTATTTGTTTCTGATGATTTCTTTTTAGGTATAGGCATAGTAAATTATTATTGTGATTAGTATTCCAATTATACTATAAGCAACTATTTTTAAGGATGCTCTTTCTTTAGCAGGATTTCTACCCTGATTGCTTCTATACCGTCTTTGTCTCATTTTGTTTTAGATATTAGTTTCTTTAATATTATTTTTATTTATAATATTATTTTCTAAATCGAGTATAGTGTATCCTTGTTCTGCAAGAAGTTTAATAGCTTTTTTTTGTTCTTTTACTCTTTCTCTAATTCTAAATGTTTCAAATATTTCATTACTTATTGGTTCTGACATAATTTTATTTTTTAGTTTGTTTATTAAATACTAAGATTAGTTAATTGCTATTGCAAATACAACTGCCATATTTGTTTTCAAGTTCGCCCATAGACAGGTTACGATTTCATTTTGTTATTAATGTTTCAAATAACTCCTATACCTCGCTTGGGTATGTCTATTCTCATAGAGCTTGTATAACTATCTTTTCCCTAGCACTCCCTAAGGTGCGTACTTACTTAAGTTTCAGTCGCTATTCAGTAATAAGCATCGTTTCCAAGTTATGCGCCTTGTCTCCCTATGCGTTTTGCCTAATCTCAGTAAATTAATGTACGTTTGTTAATAATGCTAATATAGTTAATAAAATGTTATTAACAAAATTTAATTATGTATATCTTTATTTATAATACTAGCGTGTTTTTCTTTTAGAAGATATACAGGTTTTAATAATCGTTTCTTAGTCCACATTGTAGTATCAGGACAATACATCTCTACAGGTTCAGGCATCTCTAAATAGTTTAACCAATACAAGTAATTTCCTTTAGGGTCTGATACAAAATAGAGTTTAACTATTTCAGAATCCATACTTATAAGTTGTTCATACTTAAATACTTCTAACATCTTTTCTTCATAGTATTTATTTCTAAATTTCATTTCTATTACGCATCTATGTCCCTTAGGAGTATATCCTTCAGCATCATAATGCTCAAAGCCATTACCTGACCATTTTAAATCCCAGTTATCTAAGTTTAATACCTTGACTACTGTTTGTTCATATAAGTGTATCTTATTTAATCCCATTAGCGTAAATATCATTAAGTTGTTTAATCCACGCTATATATGTTTTTGGAGTGCAAGTACAAGGTAAATAATACGAGTGCTTAAAGTACTTAGAATGTAGTTTAGCTATTAACTCTTGTTCTTTTCTATTTATGCTTTTACCATTAGCAGATTTAAACTCTGTCCAGTTTTTATATTCTTCTTTACTAAACTTTTGTAATTCCATTTCTGTCTATTTTAAATTGATTTAAAGCATCTTTTCTTTTGTCACATTCGCACTTAGTTCCCCTTACACTATGGTAAGTATCCACTATGTATTTTATGCCTGTGTATGTTGTTATAAGTTCTACTAAGTTTCCTAGTTTCATAAATTTTCTTTTAGTTTCTGTTTAACTTTCTTATAAGTATTGTATAAGCTGTAATAACTTATTTTACTTTTTCTGGATAGCTCACTTATATTAGTACCATCTTCTACTATTTCATATACTTTTTTATCGTACCAGTACATATCTTTAAGTATCTCTTGTAGCTTTTGATAGACCTCATCATAGTTGTTATGGTCAATCTCTGTAATAGGTTCTATATTTTCTAAGCTAACTAATTTAACTTTACTTTTCTTTCTAATCAAATCTACATATAAACCTCTTAATAATTTAAATACATAATAATAGTTTATTTCATCACCGTACATAAAGTCAATACCTTTCCTGGTATTTTTGATTAAAAGAATATACATAGTTTGTACTATATCTTCAGCTTCTTCTTTGTTTAAACCTCCAAAAGTTATAACAATATCTGTCCATTGATTATGTTTCTTATACGCTATTTCTACTGGTGTTTTCAAAATGGAAAGTTAACTTGTTCTGTCATAGTAGGACTAATTAAATTACTTCCATTAATTTGGAATCCTACATTATTTAAAATTGATTTTAGTTTTATAGGTTCATCTAATGGAGTAGGTCTCCCACCTGTATCAATATCTTTTACTTTTCTTACGTGAATGTGATTATACATCCAATCGGTAGGGTGTTGAGTATATCTGTGAATTACTATAAACTCATCACTTCTATTTACAAACTTACCACCACCCTCTACATCACTAGCCATAGGAGGTATTGGATGTCCTGCGTATTCATCTTGTATATTATGTTTCTTTCTTAAAGATTCTGTAGCTGCGTGAGTGTTTAACCATACTGATACATTATGAGTTTTACAGAATAATCGTATCTCAGACGTTGCCTCATAATCATAATCGTGTGAGTTAATTCCTTTTAACATCTCTCTATCCTTCATCAAAGAGTTATAAGGGTCTATTAAGAATCCTTGGTAGTTCCACGCTTTTTTAATATTAGTAGCTAAAGTTAATAAAGATTTATATGTATGTAATTGATTAGTGTCAATAATCTTAAATTGATGAAATATAAATTCTTTGTGTTTGTTAAATTCTTCTTCAGGAATTTTGTTGATTGGTTTAGCAGCTAAGAACTCTATTAGTTTTCTTATAATACTGTGTGCATCATTCTCACTAGAAAATACTAACCATCTTGTATTATGCTTCAATGAATAAAGCAACATTAAATAAAGTATAACAGTCGTTTTACCTACGTTTGCGTGTCCAAGGCATACAAGAAAATTACCTGCCTTAAATCTAAAATATTCGTCTATTTCTGGGAATCCTAATGTTAATCCTTCAACCATTTGACCATTTCTTATTTTGTAAAGTTTATCTATCTGGTCGTCAAAGTTTATTAACATATTAATCGTTTTCTATTTCCTTTTGTAAGTTAGCTAAAGCTCTCCAAGCTACCTTTGCTGAATGTCTCATACCATCTGAATCTAATTTACCTGCGTCTATTAAATGTCTTGTAAGAGCATCTAATTCGTCTGTACTCTTGTTTCTATCCCAATGCAAAGGTTTGTCTGGATGGTGTTGCTGATTACCAATATAAGAAACTTTTGCAACTTCTAAAATAGCATCTGGAAAATAATTTAAAACCCCTGAATAAACAGGAGCTTTTTTTCTTTCTTCAGCAGTCATTTAAAATGGCAGGTCATCGCTTCTATCAGGACTTTGTTCTGAAGCTGTTACTTGTTCTACATCATCTTCTATCTTCCACCCCTCTATAGTGTTAAATACCTTTACTTCATTAGTTTTAGGATTTTCCCATTCTCTACCTTTGAGGTTAATTGATGTCTTTACAAAAGAACCTTCTGTGTAATGGTCTAGTAGATTAACTCTATCCTGTGTGAACTCTACTTGTAATGTTTGTGGGTATTTGTCATTTGTTACTAATACCATACTTCTTATTCTAAAGTTGTTACCTCCGAATACTTTTAATTCATTGATTTTTTTTATTCTTCCTGTGATTTGCATAATTATTATTTTAATATTTCGTTAAATTCATTTGTAAACTCTCTTATTTCTTCAATTTTTATTTTGCCAACTTTAGCAAGTTCTATAGCTCCTTTAAATGCTACTTGTTTTAGTATTGAATTGTGAGTGTCAAGAGGTTTACTAAAAGATGTTTGTGGTTTAGGATATATTATACTAGCTGTACCATACTTTTCATTTGTAATTTTATATTCTATTTCTTCTCCTACTTTCTTTTTAAATTCTCCTTTTGCTAGAAAGCTGTAAGAGTTACCATTTGCTAATGATACTTGAAATTTATTAAAAGAACCAGATGTATTAGACCAAGTGCCTTTAGATTCTACGTGTGTGATTTTACTTTTCATTGTTTAGATTTATAATAGTTATTTGATTCTTCTTGTTCTTTAATTTCACTATTTGAAGATAGTGATAAATTCTTAATTCTTAAATTTGCATTTTCTTTTTGTAATGCTTCTACTTGAAATTGTAGTTGTCTAATGTAATCTTCTGTGTAAGTCATAGTTTATCTATTTGTTTTAGGATTAATTCTGCTTTACTATCATTGTACAAATCCCAGTCAGCAGTTTTAACTGAGTGTTTTAATGACATCTTTATAATGTCTAATTCTTCTAATGATAGGTTAATAGTGTGAAAGTTTTTTGGCATATCTATAATGTTTGTTTTTAACAAATGTAAATAAAAAAACAATACAAGTCAAGTATTTTACAAAAAAAAAGGGAGAAGATTAATTCCCCCTTTCAAAACAAAAAGATTACAGACCTGCGTAAAAACAGATATTCTACAAATATAATTCTTTTTTTCTTTTCTCTACTAATATTTTATATTTATTTATCATTTCTTCTAAATCTATATTAGAGAACTTTACAATTTGTTTAGATTGTATTAATAGTTCTTCAGGTAAATCTTTATAGTATTCTTTTTGAAGTTCTAGTCCGTACTTATATTGCTCACCATATCTCATTACATTACAGGCATAGCATTGTACTTGGCAGTTCAATTCTTCCCATCTTGTTGAGTAGGATTTTCTAGACATAAAATGTCCGTTCTGCATTTTTTTATAGTGGTCTTTCTTTCCACAAGTATAACAAGTAGCTATACCTTGCTTATTAGCTTTACGTAATCTAATATATATTGAAAATATCGT